AATGCGTGGGAGATCCACTTTATGAATGGCAACGATGTCGTTTGTGAAGTAAAGGGACACGACTCAACCCTCTTACAATTAATAGAATTGATTTTACCTGAGATCCAGAGATATAAAGCGGAAGGAAACAATGGCAGTACCGAATAAAATATTAACAGGCAAAGCAGCACGAGCAAAGATAGATTCAGCAGTTGAATTATTGTTGTCTGTAATTCCATTGACTATATCCCCACGAGGCCGGAATGTTGGTTTCTTTCTGCCAGGCGATAATGCCCAAAGTATCCATGACGGGGTAGAAATAGCAAAGCGGATGTTTATTGCCGATCTTGATAAATATTGGGCAATCCGTATTATTTTACAAGCAGCAGTCAAACAGGTACAAGAAGTCGGTGACGGCACTTCAGTCACTGTACTTCTTGCCTGTGAGATTTATAAACAGGCTATGGCATTAATCACCGCCGGGGTCAATCCACGATCGCTTGAAGATGACCTGATGACTAATAGAGATATCTTATTAGCTGATCTTAAGAAGCTCGCCAAGAAAATAAAGACGGAAAAAGAGGCTATTGCCGTTGCGTCTGTCTCTGCCCAAGACGCAAAACTGGGTAAACAAATCGGTGAGATTGTCAAGAAAATGGATATTGACGGGGTAGTAACCGTTGAGAAAGCCGATACCTCAGAGACTTTTATTGATTATCAAGAGGGTTGCCAGTTTGAGAATGGCTGGATATCACCGTTCTTTGTAACTGATCCTAACCGTATGGAAGCAACCGTTGAGAAATGCAGAGTGTTGATAACCGACAAGCCTCTCTATAATGTACAGGACTTCATTCCAATTGCCAATCAGATGATAGCGATTAATAACTCTAACCTTGTTGTCATTGCTCAGGATATTTCAGGTACAGCCCTGCAAGCGATGGTTGAAACCGTTATTAAAATGCGTACTGAGAACAAGGGTATGAATCTTTTAGGCATTAAGGCTCCGTATGCAGCACAAGTACAAAAGGATTTTCTTGATGATCTGGCAGTATTAACCGGGGCAACCGTTATCTCAAGTCAGGCCGGACGTAGATTTGATACGGTAAAAATTGAGGAGCTGGGGGAAGCCGGGAGAATTACCTCAGGGGAGAAATCAACGCTTGTCGTTGGGGGTAAAGGAGCCAAAGCCGATATAGATGCCCGGATCGCTATGCTTAAAAACATGCGTGACGAAGGGTTTGGTAAATCTCCATATGAAAAGGAGAAGATCAAAGAACGCTATGCCAAGTTATCCTCCGGTGTTGCAGTAGTTAAGGTGGGTGCACCACTTGAGGCCGAGCAATCAAACTGGATTGAACGGGCAAAAGATGCAGTACAGGCAACAACCTCAGCGTTGAAAGACGGGTATGTCCCAGGGGGAGAAACCGTTTATCTCACTATCCGTGAAAAGCTTGAGAAAACCCAAGGGGGACAGATTTTATATAAGGCGTTGGAGCGTCCGTTCGCTATTCTCTTGCAGAACGCAGGCATGAAACCGGATAAATATTTAGAAAAAGCAGTCGGAGGCAAAGGTGTTGACGTCCTAGATGGACAACTAAAGGATATGATCGAAGGGGGAATTATTGACCCGGCGGCTGTACCTCTTGAGAGTTTGAAGAATGCTATATCGAGTGCGATATCGTTGTTTACGACTGAGGTGTTGATAATGCCGGATCATTCAAAGGAGATTAAGGTTAAATAAAATGAATGAAGATGACAAATTTCGCTCAGAGGACAAAATCCGTGAATACCTCAATGCTATCCTAGATGCCTCCATGATTGGTGACTTCAAAATGGTCAAACACTGGTCTCATAAAATACACGCTATTGCCAAGAAGGATTTAAAAATGCTAAAAGGTAATCAGCCAGTAAATTAATATGCAACCTAAATGTTCTGTTTGTCTAGAAGAGCCAGCCATTAAAACAGCAATGGGCTATATGCCGGGTAGCAAATGTGCAGAACGCAGGGCTAAGCAGTCTTCACCGAATGCTTACCCGTTTGAGTTTTGTGGTGACCAGGTGCGAGAAGAGCGTATCCATCGGTCAGGGCAAATGCTTCAACCATTTGATAGTGCTGGGACTTTTAGTGAGGAGTATTACGACCATTACGGAACTAAGGGGGTTAAAGTTTCAGCCGAGAAAGTTAAGAATCGAAGGCGGATATGGGATAAAGCTGTGAGCGTGAATACTGATACTTCAAGGCTATGACACCAATAGATGAACAGTTATTTTTTCGTTATAAACGGGCCGAGGAAATTGCGTTTAAACTCACCGTTGGTGGTTCTGCTGGGGATGGTTTATTTCATCTTATTATTGATATCCAAGAGAAAATCGCAGAGGCCGAAGAAAACTTTAAACGTGCCAATGATAAATCAGACATAGGGGCAGTCTATCCAAAAGAAATACAGGAGCGTATGGATCGGGAAAAGCAACAGCAAAAGGAGGAAGAGGAGGAATGGGGCAAGCTGAATTTAGACGGGGTGAATGATGAGGCTAAGATTGAGGAGGCTAAATGATCCCGATTATTATTTTTCTAGCCTGTGTTGCCTATCTTATTTTTGCTTTAGGTTTTGTGGTCGGGTATACTATTAAGGAGCAGGATGAAGCCGTTAAGACACCGCCTCCAGTTACCGAACAGGTGGGCATTAAGCCGAGTGTCCTTGACCGATTACAAAGCAGGATTGAGGAGTTAGAGACATTACCAATGACAGCAATATGAATATAAAACAATTATTTTCAGGTTTAGTAACTAATGAAAAAGAAGTTGAGAAGCAGGCGTCAAACATGGATGCTTTTCTTAATAAAGCACTTGAGCATTATTGTGAAGGGTGTAGTAAATTCTTTAAAGTAAAACCCACAACGCATAAAAAGACCTGTCTAAAAAATGGCTAACTACAATAAACCTACAGTGGGTTTTCATACAAACCCCGAACGCCGTAATAATGGCCGCACCCCCCGTGAGTGGACTTGGAAAGGTCTGTTAGAGCAAGCCTCTGAAGAAATGATTGACCTGAAAAACGAGGATGGGGCGGTTGTTTCTAAAGGTAAACTCAAGGATATAGTCGCCAAACGTGTATGGAAAATGGCAGCGAATGGGGATATCCAGGCTATCAAGGAAATATTTAACCGCATGGATGGTATGCCAGTACAGGATATAACCTCAGGGGGAGAGAAAATAGAGTTACCAATGGTCTATATTCCTGAGGAAAAGAAATGATAGAATGGAAACCGTACCCTGGGATGCAAACCCGTTTCCTGCAATCTACCGCTTTTGAAACTTTAGCAGGTGGGGCGCGTGGCCCAGGCAAAACAGATGTAGGAGTTGTCAATGGACTCAAACCTAAATACCTTGAAGAACCAAGAGCAAGAGGTCTCGTTATTCGGAAAAATTCGGATGATCTGGCTGACTGGCTTGATCGTGCTAGATACTGGTACGCTCGCTATGGCGGTGTGGTTACTGGCAAGCCTGGGATTATCAAGTTCCCGTCTGGTTACAAGATTAGAACGGGACATCTTAAAGATGAAAGTGCTTACACAAAGTATCAAGGACAAGAGTATCAATGGATCTTAATTGAAGAGTTGACACAAATTGGCCGTGAGGTTGACTATTTAAAGCTGATTGCTTCTTGCCGTTCTTCAATCCCCGGTCTAGATCCACGAGTATACGCAACCACAAACCCCGGCGGTGTTGGACACGGCTGGGTTAAAAAGCGTTTTGTTGATCCTTCCCCACCCAATACCATGTTTACCGGGAGTGATACGGGTAGGACTCGTGTTTTCTTACCTGGAACCGTTGACCAGAACCCGGCGTTAGCTGAGAATGATCCTGACTATGTAAAATTCCTAGATGGACTGAAGGACACCGATGTAGAACTCTGGAAAGCGTGGCGTTTGGGATCTTGGGACGTATTCGCCGGGCAATTCTTTAAAGAGTTTCGTAGGGATAGGCATATCATTCATTCGTTTACCCCCAAGAAAGAACTCAATATCGTATCTGGTCTTGACTGGGGACGTACTGATGCCTTTTGTTTTTATCCCTCGATTGTGACAACCGTTAAGTACACGGGGCGTGATAAGACAAATCCTGAGGATACGCAAGAGCGTGACTATACTTTTCACAGGGTATTCACTTTTAATGAAGTGTGGGGGCATGACAAAGGGCCACGAGAATGGGGAGAAGAAATTACGAGAAAAATATCACTTGATAAGGTGTTGTGGATTTCTTCTGATAATATGATCTTTAACTTACAAAACGATAATTCAGCCTCAATTGCTGACCAGTTCTATGACTTTGATGAGCGGTTTCGGGGACGTTTGAAAGCCGCAAGTAAACACCGTGAGGCACGTTGGGAAACAATGCACAAATGGTTATCTATTGCTCCTGATGGCTTTCCGTATTGGTTAATCACTGATAATTGTGTTAATTTGATCCGCACAATTCCTGAGGCAATCCATGATGAAACGCATGTGGAGGATATAGATCAAGCCGGTGAGGATGACCCGCTCGACGCCACCGGGTATATGCTCCAAGACATTAAATTCATTGACGCCAAGCTTGGCGGCGTGAGTCCAAAATATAAACCTCAGCATCTCAATAAACCGATGCCGATAGACAACCCTATACCTTTAGATGCCTGGGGGGAAACATGAAACTAATTGATGACAAAGGCGTTTTTCATTGTCCATACTGTGACAAGTTTATTTTTATGGTGATGTATACCCCATTACCAGACCGTAATTCTTGTGTGCAACGATTTATTTGTCTTAATAAAGATTGTATAAAAACGGGTAAGCCCGTCTTTTCTTTAATGCTTGAATCTGACATAATTGACAAAATAAAGGAGAAAATACAAGTCGATGAGTGAGAACCACAATTTACCCGTATCCGTTTGGCTGACCGCTTCTAAAACCTATGTCCTGCATTGTATGATCTGTGGAAATAGCCTAGGGCTTAAAGTCGATAGTCAACCAACGCTGATTAATATAGGGCTTGATATTAGTAAGAGCGACACAAAAGCGCTAGATTTACCTATGCGTATTGCCTGCCAAAACCGTCATGCAGTCCACGGCAAATGCCCCGGTTATTATATTTTCCAAGGCTTTATCTACCCCTCAAAGGATGAGGATTGAAAAAAAACCACTTTTAATATAACCTTTATGTATGGATGACGCTGCCGGAGATTCATATATTCCGCAAAAAACCATAAACCCAATTATCAACAAAGACGAGGTTGACGTTATTCGTGATCCGCTAACGCTTAACCTGTCAGAAGAGAAATTTCTTGAATACGCAAAGACCTTAAAACGTGAGGCTGAAGAGTTTTGGGGTGAGTCCGGAGCAAAGGGCATTAATCTTAATAAGCGACGTGAGGACTTAGAAAAGTATTATTTTGGCCGTCAATATGCCGGAGAGCAACGTAAGGGCTATATGTCTGGAACCTCAGACAACATGTTTTGGGAGTCAATGACGTATCTCAAGGCTATGGCACTTTCCAAAATGCCGGATATTACCGTAACCCCCGGGGACGATTCAGAAGAAAAGAAGCTATTAGCTAAGCAAATATCCAAGGTTTTGACCTCTGATTTGCAATCCAGGGAGCGGAAGCGTGTTCTTGGCCTCGCATTTAAGCATATTCCCGTCTATCTTACCGGAATTATTAAACCGTTTTGGAATCCACAAAAGGGAAAGTTTGGAGATCGTGACCTAAAAGTGGTACAGCCGGGAAACGTAACCCTTGATTTTAGAGCCGGGTCAAATGATGTTAGGGACATGGATTTTATCTTTGAAGTTTGTGAGGACACCGTTAAGGAAATGGTGATGAAATGGCCGAAAAAGGCAGAAGATCTGTATAAAGAGCTTCGCAAAGCAAACGTATTCAGGGGGCAAAACGCTTCGGATGGCCCTAACGATAAGAATGAGCAGGGAATGAATACCAAAGTTAAGTATATTGAAGTTTGGTTTAAATGGTATGACCACCCTGAGGATGAGGACGATAAGCAAATATGGGAAGAGGTAATCGGTGTTGCCCATTACTACCAGGGTTGCCTCTTGGATAAAATGAAACATCCGTACTGGGACTGGACGGGAACGCCTCAGACGTTTACCTATGAGTTAAAACAAACTGGGGATAATAAGTTCAAAAAGATAAAGACGCCAGCAAATAAAGATGTCCTGAGTAAGCTCTTGGCCGGGGAAGATATGGGAGACACCGAAAACGAAACGATCTACCATAATCATTTAGACTATCCTGAGTTTCCTTATATCTTTTTAGGCTTTGACCAATGGGGCAAAACGCCTGTTGATGAGACCTCATCATTTGAACAGTCGCTTGGTATTCAAATGTCCTATGACAAGCGGAATCGCCAACTTGACGACACTCTTGACTCAAGCCGTGGTAAATATGTTTTCTCAGCATCGGAGGGCTTGACTAAGGATGATGTAGCTAACTACGATCAAAAAGACCCTGACCAACAGCTTTTAATCCGTGGTGATCTCAATAAAACATTTAAGTTTTTGCCAGGTGAGCAACCTAGTCCTGCGGTTATCCAAAATGTCCAAGATTCCAGAGAACGTATCTTTGACAAACTGGGAATACATGCCGCAACGCGGGGGCAAGTGAATACTGAAACGGCAGCCACCAATAATCAAATAGGACGTGAGGGCGATTTCACCCGCATGGATGACTACGTTGATGACACCATCAACTATGCCGCCGAGAAAATAGCGAACTGGGATATGCAGTTAATGAAGCTATTTTATACGGAAACGCACTTCAGAAGCATCTTAGGCGAAGACGGCAAATGGGTTAATGTTAAGTTGCACCGGGATTATATAGATGACGGGTTCCAGGTAATTCTCTCAGCCAGTGGTTCCGATAAGCTCAAAGCCGAACAAGAGGCAACGGATGACGCCAAGATGAAATTGACTGACCCTTACCGCTATTTTGTGGATAAGGGGCGGAGTGACCCAAGAGGACGAACACTTTCTTTAATGACCTTCTTAATGAATCCGCAAGCGTATCTTTTAGATATACAAAACGGTGGGGATGGCTCCTCAATGCAAAATGGTATTCAAGCGGCGGCAACTGTTGTCAACGGACAACCACAACCGGGAGGAGCAGCACAACCGGGGCAACAATCCCCAGGCGGTCAGCCCCCGCAACCCGGTCAACAGCCAGGTCAAGGCGGTGGTGATCCCCAGGCATTACAAGATATTATGCAAATAACCCAGGGACATGTACCTCAGGTTCCGCAACAAGTAAGTCCGGGGTACTTACAAACCTTTACGGCATTTATGCACTCGCAACAGGTAGAGGAAGCCATGCAAAAGTTCGGTCCACAATTTAAAGCACAACTAATCCAATTTGCTAAAGCGATAGCGCAATTAGGACACGCAGTACAACAGCAAGGGCAACCCCCAGTACCGGGACAATTCCCCCATCCGGCAGTTGCACAAGTTGGAGGGCCAGGGAATCAGAACGCCGGGCCACTGCAACAAAGACAGAATCCGAGTCCGGGCAATACCTCAGTTGCACCAATGACAGCACCAAGACCGGGAATGTGATAGTATTAATATATGCAAACCACAGGAAATTCATTTTTAATAGATCTTCTCATAGCAGTATTAGCATATTTTCTTTTTAGCTTGGTAATAAATGCGTTTGTTAAAGACCCCCGCGCGCATGAGATATTTACTGTTATTTTAATAATTGCTTGTGTCATTTATGCGCTGTTTGGGCAATTTTTTCCATTTTTCAGGTAAAGATTGACAAATTGATGACTTTATATATAAAATAGCTGTATTCACGTATAATCACGTATGAGCGACCAACAAGATCAAAACCCACAAGAACTAGACTATAATAAGGATATCCGCACGCCTTCAACTCGTGACATAATTGCCGACCAACACGCCGCTTGGGATAATGACGAATGGAACGATAAAGGGGAAAAAAAACAGGTTCAAGCAACTGCGGAACCAGCCGAAGCACAACCGTCAGCAACACCACCCAAAGAAGATGATAAACCCGTGGAAACCAAGCCTGCGGAACAAACGCCGCAAGAAACGAAGCCAACACCACCCGCAGAGTCGAAGCCTGCTTTTGATGAAGAAAAACTAGTTGAGAAAATTACCTCAAAACTTCTTGAAACCCTAGCGCCGAAAGAGGAAGCAAAGCAGAAGACGCTTGACGACAGGGTTACTGAATTACAGGATAAGGCAAAAGCTGAAGGACGGGAACTTACCTATAAAGATGCTTTATCTGCGGTTAAAGATGAATTAACTGAAACACTCCCTAAGACTTTAACTGAACAAATCACTAAACAGGTTATGGAAAACTTGAATAAAC